TCCAGAGCGATTCAACCTATTCTACCTGGATGAGCCGATTGATGTGGAGCTGGTGAAGGGACAATATACATACAGCGTTTATGAATCAACCATACCTCCCACAGAAATCAGTGACACCACTGGAGTGGTCATTGAGGAGGGCAGAATGGTTGTAAGTGGCGCAGCAATCTCATCAATTTACGATTAATCATGGGCATATTTGACCGATTCAGAACAGCACAGCAAAAAGCACCAGAGATGGTTGAGGGATATCAGTCCTTTTCAACACCATTCCTCAACATTGGTGCCGGCAATTTATCGCTACCTTATGTAAATGGTAGACACCAAACAAGCGGATGGATTCCATTTGGCGATTCTAATTTATTTCCAAGCGTCTTGAATCAGCTGGTGTATTCATCGCCTCTGCATGGTTCCATCGTGGACTACAAAACAAACGCAGTAGTTGGTGGAGGGATTGAGTTGAAAACAACTACAACCACACCTCAAGAGCTTCTTGAATTGTACACATTTGAGAAGAAATCTAAACTAAAAAAAACAGTCAGAATCACCACTGAGCAATTGATTGTTCACAACCGAGTATATTTCAAGCTCTACTTCGATGAGAAGATGAAGCTCACTCGCATGGAGAATCAATCTCCTGACAAGGTGAGAAGGGGTCGCAATCCAAATGATTACTTTTTATGTGACGACTGGGCTTCACGCATTGATGTGATGTCTATAAAAAGATATCACCCAACGTGCACTGATCGTTGTCAGTTATTTGTGTATGAGGTCGAGTGCTTGGGCCAGGAGTGGTATCCGCTGCCAAAATACACGAGTTGTTTAAATTTTGCGTATCTCTCGGGCGAACTTTCGTACTTCGCAAAGAGTAACATTCAGAACAGCGTTTTCCCTTCATTTGCCATGATGTTCCCTAAGCGACCACAGAGCGAAGAGGAGAAGAACGTCTTGAGAAACACGATAGACAAGATGAAGGGAGCCGCCAACTCGGGCAAAGCTGTCGCATTTTTTGCTAACTCACAAGACCAGCTTCCAAAGATTGAGAGCATTCCAACCAATCAAAATGACAAGATGTTCCAGGAAGCATCCGGATTGAATACTGAGCAGATTTGTTTTGCTCACACCATCGACCCAATCTTGATGGGTGTCCGCACCACGGGCTCACTTGGTTCTGGTAGCGATATCAAGCAAGCATACGTCATATTTGAAAAGAATGTCGTGATGCCATTGCGTGAGCAAGTGGTTGACATCTTTAATGACATCCTTCGCATTGCCAAAATCAACGCAGACTTCACAATCAACAACTTCCAAATCATCAATGAAACAATTGTTGAAATCGAAGGAGATGCATCGAAAACATCTGACGCACTCAACTCACTCAGCCCATTGGTTGCCACCAAAGTACTCGAGCAGATGACACCAAACGAGGTCAGAGCACTCGCATCACTTCCACCGATTCAAGGTGGTGACATCACTCAAGCTCAAGCAGCAGCAGCACAAAATCAAACACCTCAAGCGTAATGTTGTATTTCATCACCGAATCCTATCTCAAGACCAACACACCCATCACAGCCAATGTGGATGTGACTGATGTGTTCCCATATGTAGCCACTCAAGCTCAGCTCCGGGTGATGCCTATATTGGGCACCGTATTCTACAACCATTTGCTTGAGGCATACAACGATCAGACTCTCACACCTGAAGAGGAGCAGCTGGTATTGTTCATTCAGCCGGTCATCGCATGGAGGTCCGCTGAAGATGCTGTCTTTGGTTTGACATATCAGCTCAAGAACAAAGGACTCCAGCAGCAGAGTGGTGACTTTTCGCAGCCAGTAGGGCGCAGTGAGGTCGCATTCGGCATGGAGCACTTCGCACAGAAAGCATCGTTTTTTGAGATGCGCCTCATCAGATACCTGGTCAAGAATCGTGCAGAATATCCTATCTTCATCAGCCACGAGAATCGTGATACAGACCTTCGCCCACAAATTGAGTGCGTGCAGTGTATCGGTGATTGCTTCATGAATGGTGAGTGGAGCTGTGGATATCCACGCAATAATGGATATAACAACCAAATGCTTGTTATCTGATGAAAAACAGCCTATTCATTTTGACCGCTTCATTCTTTACAATACTTGCACCAGTGCAGCCACTCGTATTGGTTGCCATTCTTGCCATATTCATCGACACCATATTCGGAGTATGGCGCAGCGTTACTCTTGGAGGCTGGCAAGCATTCAAATCTCGCAGACTATCTGACACAATCGGCAAGTCATTGCTCTATTCTGGTGGCATTATCTTCACATTCTTGATTGAGAAGTACATCGCTGGTGATATCATCGCTCACTTTATTTCTGTTGAGCTTATCATGACAAAATTTGTGGCTTTCTTTTGCGTGATAGTGGAAGTCAAGAGCATTAACGAATCATACGAGAGCGTGACCGGCAAGAATATCCTCGCAGCGATGCGTAAATTTGTCACACGATCAAAAGCCGAGCTTGACAACTGGAAGTAACTCCACTCGACTGCTCACTAACTGAACACCGAGAAACCCCCGATGATACTGTTGTCGGGGTCTATTATTAAACAAAAGAGATGGTCAAAACGTATAACGATAAGCAACTACTCGACAAGGTCAAGAGCCTTCCAAACTTCAAGAGCATCCCATCAGAGCACTGGATTCTCGGAGTCCGGTCAAATGAGGATACAGCCAACAGCTTCGATGACAAATTCTACCTTTTCAAAGGAGAGGAATTCATCTGGGTCACATCAGGCACCACCAATCCTGGCACACCTACTCTCAAGCAGTTCGAAAAGGTAAACAAGAAGGGTGCTGCTGTGCTCAAAGCAGACACCTGGTACTATAATGTTTGGAAGTTTGGAAAGCACCAGGGGAAAGTCGATGCACTACTCCAGCTCGGAGCCGCTATGCAAGTCTATCGTGACACCGATAAGGACAACAGCAGCGAGCAGCAAGGCACACTCGACACCGGATACTTCGGCATCAACTTCCATCCAAACACATATGACTTGAGCAAGCCATCAGGCACTTCCATTGGTTGGTGGTCAGCTGGTTGCCAAGTGGTCAACAACGTCACCAAATACAAGGAGTTCATCAAGCTCTGCAAGCCACAGAAATTCACCTCTTATTGTCTCATCCATGAATTTTAAGTCACTATTTTTGCTCATTCTTGTGACAAGTTGCACGGCCAACTATCACCTCACCAAAGCAATCAAGAAAGGATATCGCTGCGACAGCGTAGCTGATACCATTCGTATCACATCTGTGGACTCATTTCCCGTGATTGTGGACAATAAGATTGTGTATGAATACTATCACACCACCAAGGACACAATCGTGCGCTATAAGACGTCTTTTGTGCCCGTAACCAAAACAAGGTGGCAAACTCGCATTGAATACAAACTCAAGCGTGACACCATTCGCCAGGTGCAGAAGATAGAGGTGGCAAAGTACAAATCACAGAAGGACAAGCCCGTTTTTTGGGTGCTGATTCTCGGCTTTGTGATTGGTATGGGTACCATGTACCTCTTCAAATACTCTAAAAATTATTTATGATTGTAAAAAAGCACGCAAAGAACATCCACGAGATTCAGCTTGAGGGTCAATTTGTGAAGATAGCGATGCTGTCAGACCTCCATTGGGACAATCCCAAAAGTGATTGGAAGATTCTCAAGCGTGACCTCGACTATTGCCTGGAGCACAATATCCCCGTCATGATAAACGGAGATATGCTATGCCTCATGCAGGGGCGCGGAGATCGTAGAGGAAACAAATCTGACATCAGACCGGAGCACAACAATGCAAAGTACCTGGATAGTGTGGTTGAGACTGCTGTGGAGTGGTTTCTGCCGTATGCTCACATCTTGACGGTAATCGGATACGGTAACCACGAGACCGCAATCATAAAGCATCAAGAAACCGACATACTTCAACGATTCGTGGACCTTCTAAACTACAAAGCTGGGAGCAATGTGTTCGCTGGTGGGTATGGTGGATGGCTTATAGTGAAGCAAACATTCAACAGCAATGTGCAGATGACTACCAAAATCAAATACTTTCACGGCAGTGGTGGTGGAGGTGTAGTCACCAAGGGAGCACTCAACTTGACCAGGGCTTTGGAGATGTATGAGGACTTTGATGTGTTCACTATGGGCCACATCCACGAGAATGCTGCTCGAAATGATGTGCGTGACACCGTTAGCTTCCATGCCAAGACCGGATACCGCCATCAACACAAGGACATTCACTTGATGCTCACTGGTACCTACAAAGAAGAGTATGGTGACGGCTCCAAAGGATGGCACGTTGAGCGTGGTGCTCCAGTGAAGCCAACTGGAGGGCGCATACTTATCATTGAATGCAAAAGATATGAGGAGAATACTGTGAAAAAAACATCCAAGAGTATCGACTCAATGAAATTTCCTTTGTAACTTAGTGCCGTATTCATAATACGTTGTTTTAGGCCATCCTTCGGGGTGGCTTTTTTGTTGGTTTAAACCATCTAAATCGGGTGAAATCCGATTAATGTTGGAGAATTTCACTTAATTATGTCACAAAATCAGGGTAAAACCTTACAAAAATTGTAACAAAATCAGGGTAAAGCCTTACACTCCAAAAATAAATGTGAAAAAAAATAAAAAATTTGTTTAGAAAAGTTTGCAGATATGCAAAAGAGGTGTATCTTTGTAAGGTCAATAAGGCACAACAATAAAAAAAACGCTATGAAAACTTTAGTAACTGAAATCGAAAACTTACACACTGGCAAAGTAGAAACAAGCAAATCTTATGTCTTAGGTGTAAACACTAAAGAGCAAGAAAAAGCGCACTTGCAAACATTAACAAATCAAATGTCTAAGATGCACTTAACAACCGACTACAAACTTTCACGAGTATATTTTATCTAATCACCAAAACAATTTATTATGAACAAAGAACAAATTTTAGAACTTATCCGCAGCAAAGAAGCTGAATTGTATGCGGACTTTAGATGTTGCCAAAGTCAATACGGCACAGACCACAAGCACACCCGTTATGCGTTAGGAGCATGGGGCTCAATGTTAAACTTACTTGAAACAATCGAAGAGAATGAAAACAATTAAATTCCTATTCACTGACCTCAACCAAGATGAGCGTCAGTTCCTTGGTGGTGCAGCTGTCATGGTTGCCGGACTCGCATTCCTATTCTGGTTGACGACAACCGTATCAAGACCAGTGTTAGACCATCCAAGCATTGACCCACAAACATATCAAGAGAAGAGCTATGAGCTGCCAGCTTCATTTGATAAGTACGTCAACCATGTGTACAACGACAAATACAATAAGCAATGATTGAAATTGATATCCGTGACCACGAATGCACAAAGTATGGAGCTGACTCCGTTGACCTATTGGTTGAATTCGAAGATGTTGGTGACAACCCAACCAATGGTGAAACAATGGCAACCTATGTCATCCTAATCGGCAGCTCCTATGGAGATTACAAAATTATAAACAAATACTATTATGAAGGACTTACTATCAAACAAACCAAAGAATGCGATGAATACCTTGACAAGCTCTATGAGCAGTGCTATTTTGAGCACGCCTATGTCGAAGCCATCAATGAAGATGATGACAATCATGATGACGAGTGGTGGTGCGTTTAGTCACTACCAGCGCAACCGATTCTGGACATCATTCAACCACGATCTATACAACCGAATTTGTGAAATTAAAATGCAAGAGATATGAGATTTAAACTAACCTACCACATCGGGCTCGCAGTCGTGCAAGAGTGGATATTCACCAGTAAGTCGCTGGCCTATTGGAAAAAAATGGACCTGATTGAGACGGGTCGATTCAATGATGGAAGATTCAAAGTAACACCGGTATGAAAATTCCACAACTGCAACGAATCAAAACAATATTTGATATCATGAATGACTGCCAATATCATGACACAAAAGATATAGTTAAAAAAGTCAATGATAAATTATGTGCCAATTATTGCAAAAGCACTATTGAGAAAGATATGGATTTCATGAGAATGAATCTTGATGCTGATGATGTATGGATGTCATCAATAAGAGGTGTAAAATTTGAGAATCCTATTGACTTTTTTGAACGTTTAAAAATTTGGCTTGTATGAATCAGCAACGAATCATGAGAGTCATCAAGCTGATGGAATTCCTCAAGCAGAAGCCAAGACCAGTGCAAGCGATGGTCAGATATCTTGGAATCAGTGAGCGTTCAGTTTACCGATATCTCAAGATGTATGAGCAGCTCGGCTACCAAATAATCAAAGACAACCACAAAAAATACTTTTTGAAATGAACAAAACAATGCAAGAAATCCTCACGGAAGTGAATCAAGAAATCGTAAAAAATGACCTAAACTTTATGCCTGGTTCCGACAACCGTGCACGTCACAAGGTGTACCAGCGTTACTATCTATTTTTATTCCTTCGCACTCATCGACTTACACTGGAGGAGATTGCCAAGATATTCGGCATGGACCATTCAACGGTCGTGTATGGCCTAAAGCAAGCCAATATCATGAAAAAAGATAGGCTATTCCTTCGCATGACCGATGAGCTGCGTCAGAAATTTGAGCAATACACAGCCATGGACTATTTGGTTGAGCGAAATCTGATGCTTGATGTGCTCCAGTGCGAATCATTTTGGGAGATGCGAAAGCTCCAGGAAGATATCAAAAAAGGGCTGTATGGTGTGACGATGTGACGCAAAATGACGCTCCGCCTTTACCGCCCATATTAACAGATTGCACTTTTCATTCAAGAGTCAAAAAAAAAATCAAGCGTCATTGTCACGAAATAGGTCAAAATACAGATATTCAACAATTTAGCATTTTTCACATCGTCACGTTTTGTAATTTACCGTCACGTTTGTCAACAAAACACAAGTAATTTTAAACAAATGCAACCATTTCAGCACTCATTCGTTATATTTGTACGGGTCTCCTTCGACATTATAAGACCATAAGGTATTATTAAGCCATTTTAATGAAACAGAGGTCGAAGGCTGTGGACTTAAGATGGCTTTTTTATTTTAAGACTTCG